AGTACAAGAAGCTGTAAAAGGCTTCATGATTTCTGCACCAGCAGCAATAATAACTGATTCAGCAGGGATTTCTAGCAGTTGAAAGATATCCCCGTTTGCGCCAGAATAACCAGCAGCAACCATTGCATCAATATCTAAGATTGCTTCAATGGTCCGTACAGTGTTACCAACATTGGTTGGGACAGCAAGAACATTTGCCCCAACGCCAGCAGTATCACTGGAAGTCATGTCATAAGTAGCCATAATTTATATCTCCCTTATGCTGCGTTATAACGGGCTGTAACGATTGCTTCAGGACGAAGAATCTTACGACCGTATAGATGCATACCACGAACAATGTCAGCAAAGCTGTCAGGGTCACGATATGTTTCTGTTTTATTAATCTGCTCGGCAGTTGCTACAGCAGAATCATGACCAGCTACGATAACACCGAAGTTAGTCAGTTGGTTGGCAGTACCAGTAGTTCCCGGTCCAGTACCCAAAGAAGGCAAGTTAGACGAGGAGTATACACGGAAGCCGTGGAAGTTGCTAATAGTCAAACCATTACGCAATCCACCTGATTCACCGAAGTCTGCATTCATGAAACGTGAATCTTCATCAGCAAGAATTTCCATAAATACTGGATCAACTACAATCCAACGGCCTTGTTTGTCAACTTGCTGTTGATCAAGCAAACGAGCCATACGAGCAACAACCATTGCTGGTGAAGCCGTAGCAGTTGGAAGTGCAGTAGCACCGGGCAAACGTGCAGCCAAAGGAATAGAGTGTGTTCCTGCAGAGCTTGTAGTAATGTTGCCAAAGTCATCCTTATGCAGTTGCATAGAGGAAAGCAGTTCATTAGAACCAGCAGTTGATACTGCTTTAGTGCCGTTCACAGTAGTGTTTAGTGCATCAGCTTGTGAGTGCAAAGAAGACTGTTTGTAACCAGACATGTAGCCAAGAACTTCTTGGTCATGCTGATCAGCAAGACGGTATGCAGCACGGTTGGTTGCAAGGTCCATGAAGTTTACATGTGAATGTGCTTCTTCAATATCGTCCATCTTAAAGGCAAAATAATTTGCTTTGTCAATGACCAATGAGAAATCTTCGTCTTGCAAATCTTGTGCTGTGACATTTGTGCCACGTGCATATTGCGAAACAGAAATTTCTGGTTCTTTAATAATTTTGACGGTATCACCTTGGCTGGCAATCTCCCCAAAATAATCAGAGTTAGTAATATCTCCACAAACAGTACTCTTGCGGAAAGCAAGCTGTACTTTTTTGGAATAGATTACAGGACTAAAATTACCGTTTGGTAAATTCCCATAACCTGTTGCGGTTGTAAAAGCCATAGTAAATCCTCCTATGATATTGTTTGGCTTAAGTAAGCTAAACAGAATTATTAAGAGGCTGATTATTTTCTAGGGTGCATTTACGGCCTAAAGTAAAATGATCAATTTTACGGTTTAGGGTAAACGGGCCTGTACTTAGTCAGGTAGTTCTTATCCGTGTTTAGACTTTATGTGAAAAGGGTTAGTAATTGAGGTAGTCCTTAAAGGAGGCTCTTTGTTACTATACCCTTAGTTATATTGACATTTTGTTTTTTGTCAATAGTTATTATCGGGCATTGCCCGAAATATCGTAAATAAATTTACCAGTACGCATTGCATTAGTAATTTCTTCTTGATTTTTCTCAAACTGTTTGTCTGACATTTTAGCAACATCAGATTCTTTAATCATATTTTCACCTTCACTAGCATCAATAGAAGTCTTACTGCGTTTACTTACAACACTTGCTGCTTCTTTTGTTTTAGCTTTCTTGGCTACTTTAGTTAAACCTTTATCAGATTTATAAAGATCAATAACTCGTATAACAGATGCAGGGTCATCAGGATTTTCATACAAAGCATCTTGAACCCACTTAGGTTGTTCATCAGCCCAATCATGAAACTCATCTGATGCTTTTAAATCATCAAAGTCTTCATGTGTTTTTCTAATCTTACTTTCATACGATAGTCGAGTGCTTTCATAATTAGCATCATCTATTTCTTGTAATCGTTTTTCTGCTTTACTAAACATTGACTCTGCTTTTTTACTAGCAATAGTCTCTACAATAGTAGCAACATCAGGGTACTTTGCTATCCAAGCCTGTACATCTTCTTCAGATTTAGGTGGGCGAATAGAAGAATCATTAATTCTACCTTCAAGGGTTTCAAACTTTTCTTTCCACTCAGTTTCTTTTTCACTCATATGGCGTCTAAGATCACCATATCTTTTTTTAAAAGACTTTTCTTCTCTTGATAACGTCTTTTCTTCATCTTCTGTATTGGACGTTTCTTCTTCGGCAACCTCTTCTTTACTACCTTGTAGTTCTTCAAGTTCTTTTTCGTCCTCTTCAATACGTTTACGATTACGATTGTTGTGGTTAGGATTTATAAACCCTGCATTCTTAGGGGTTTCTATTTCTTGTAGTTCAGGCATATCCATCTCCTTTATGTTGGGGCCAGCCGTAGCTGGGTAGCCTTAGTATTTTTGTGGATAGATTATTAATCTATTTCTTTTTTCGTTTCTTCATTAAGCCGCCTTTATTAAGACCAGAACCATAACTTTCTTCTAACTCAGATTTAGTTTTTTGAGAAGCTTCTCTTGCTTTACTAGATGTACCTGTATATCCACCACCTCTAGAAGCTTTATCTGCTCTTTCTTTTTCATCTGCTTTCGCCCTATCTCTAGCTCTTGCATCTTGCATACTTTTTATTTCAGCATCTGTAGTTCTATCATTACTAGTCTTAGTAGCTGGGCTTGCTACACTTGTTGTACTTGCTGGTGCTGTTGGTCCTGATGATGATGTTGTTGCTTCAGGTTCTACTACAGTCTCTTCTCCTGTGCTAACGCCTACAGATTCCATCCAAGCTTTTAATTCTTCTTGAGAAGTTTCTCCATCTTTGTTACCAAATTTATCTGCCCTTCTTTCACCAGCAGACCTTCTCATAGAACCGGGTGCAAATTTATTAGCTGCATCAAGTAGTCCTGCATTATTTGCAGCAGAATTAATTTTAGCATCTAAAGCATCAGCTTCAGCTTCAGTAATTAAACCTGCTTTTTGATTTAATTCTACTGCTGCTCTTGCTTTAGAAATATTAGTTAATTTTGAAACACTTGTTACTATTTGTACTGCTGGCATTCCACTAATTAAATTTCCAACAAAACTTTTATCTGCTCTACCACTTTCAGATTTTATACCTGCTAACTGATCGTCTACAAAAGTGTCAATGTTAAGTATGTCTTCTTCTTCAAACCAACTTTTACCAGAGCCTCCTCCACCTTCACCACCAGAGCCGCCAGAGCTTCCTCCAGTAGCACTATCATCACCTGTTCTAGGGACAAGAACACACTCATAGCCATTCCACATACGACCTTCACCACACTGACCTACATCAGGTGTAGCTACTGCTGGTGCAGTTGCTGGGTTAGTAACTACAGGAGTAGGAGTAGCAGTAATGTCAGGGGTTACAGCCTGTGGCATACCCATTCCTGATGAGCTACTAAGCCCCGGTACTCTAAACCTAGCAAAAGGATCAGGTGTACCACCTCCAGCCATTTGTTGACTTACAGGGTTAGTAACTTGTGCAGGGGTATTCCTTGGTTGCATTTGTTGTACATCAGCTTGCTGGGGCATTTGACCTACAGTTATACCACGTTGGTTTAGTTCTTTTGCAATAGCAGGGTTTTGTTGGGCCATAATAGAAACTTGATCAATAATACTATCAATTTCATTAGGGTCACTAAACATACTAGATACTTGACCACCTTCAGCAAAACCTACTGATGTACCTTTTTTATTAACTCGTTCATTAACTAAAGGATCATTCTTAACTGTGTAAGCAATCTTATCCATCAGACCACCTTCATAAGCACCAGTAGTCATCATAGCTTCTAATGCTTGTAGGTCTGCTTCAGTAATACCTTGATTAGTATTTTGTACCATCTGTTGTTGTGGCTCAACAGGTTCACCACCTATCCTACCATTTCTTTCCATATCTTGCAAGCCTAGTTTTGCTTGCATACGTAAGTCTTCAAAATATTTTACACCAAAAAACCTTACTACATCAGCAGGTACAACATACTCACCACCAGAAAGTTGTGCTGGTATATCATCTCTTACCTCTTCAGCAAGTGAACCAGAAGGGATTTCATTACCCGATACAGGGTCTACATTAAGGCCATCATCTCTAATGCCACCTTCTTTAAGTACCATTTCCATTTGTTCTTGCATATTTAAACTAAGCCCCCTTCGGCAAATCTTGTTTGTTTAGTTTCATCTACTATATCAGAATCAAAATTAATTATCAAATAGTTTTTATCACTATCAAATTGTAACCCTTTTATTTTACCTTTTTTAAAGCTAACTTTTTTATTTGTTTCTGATCTTAAAATTCTTAATGCTTTCATCATAGCATCTTCATAAGTTTCTTTTGTTGGTTTTTCACCAAGACTGTGTGTTTTCATCATATCGTCTAAAGGTGGTATAACTATTGTATTAGTATCTTTTTTAACAGCTTCTCTCATTATAGCTAATAGCCCTAGTCTAACACTATCACCTATACCTACAGGAGTAATATCTGTAGGTGGCTGTGGTTTACCACCTATAGAATTTTCTATTACTTTTGTAAGTTTATCTTTTAATATTTTATTTGCTCTTACTGTTCCTTTACCATAAATTAAATCACCTAAAACATTAAGTTTTATTTGATTTATAACAGCTTCAGGAAATGCATTAGGGCCACGTGTATTTCTTAATATTGCAGTTGTTTTAAGTTTGTCATTAAAAGTTGCCCTAATAATATCAGCAACTTCATCTGCATCTAAATCATTAGCAAGAAATTTTTTCTCTACATCTGCAAGAGTTTCAGCTATTTCTTTTAAACCTGCATTTACTTTATTTGTTTGTACAGGAAAAGCATCATTTTCATCAACACCAAAAATACGATTAAATCTATCACTGGTAGGAATAAATTCTGACGTTCCAATATTATCTACTTCATTAATTAAATTATTAGTAAGTAATTCTGCAGGACTAACCTCTGGAGTATTTAAAATATCTGCAGTTTCTTTAGAAGTTTTTTGTGATGCAACTTTACTAGTTTCAGGTTTGTTACCAAAATGGTTTTTCTGTGCAGGGTCAGCTTGTATCTCATCTACTACAAATACATTCGTAGTTGTATGACCTCTTTCTATTTTACCTTTTCCAACCATACCTTTAGTTATACGTGTAGAAGTGGGGTATATAATAGGAATAAAAGAACCTCTTACATGAGCAAGAACAGTTTCATTTTTGCCATCTATTTTTCTTCCCCAATGTGCATCTGATTTAGGGTAT